CAATTGATTCTTTGCAAAGAAATCGCTGTGGCTGTCGGAAACAGCTAGGTCAACGCCTTCTCTCATAATTACTTGAGCAGCGTCACCACCGCCAAATTTACCGACGAGCATTGTTCCTTCAGCAATAACTGTTGAAGGTACTACGTTTAGTCCCCAAAGTCTTGGAGCAACGTCTGCACCGAAACCACCTGCAACGACAAACAATGGGTTTCTTGAACCGCTTGTTTCTACAGAGCTTTCTTCTGTAACAATGTCGTACCAGTCAGATGGGTGCATTATGATTGAATCTGGTTCAACGAATGCATCTTTTCTGATTTCTGTGATTGCTTGGTAAACTTGACCGATTTTCCTTAACTTACCTGTGTAAGAACCAAATGCAAAGGTATTAATACCTGATTTGTTCAATACACCAGTTAAGTTAGGAGCACTTCCGTCACCATTAATAAGTTGGTTATCCAAGTTCAACTTCATCATTGTTGATAAACGTGAGTTGACATATCCTTGAATTCCAGCAACATCAGCTAACAATTCGTCAGTTACAGGTAAGAAAGTAGCCATCTTTCTGATGGATTCTGTTCTTTCTGTAAATGCTAAAGCACCTTCATTAGCAGAGCTAATGTCGGCTGATTCAGCAACTGCACCAGCATTGTTGGTGAATGTTGTTTCTTCTAAATACACATATGCATTTTGGTTAGTTTGAATTTGGTCAAACAATCCAATAACGCTATCTGGATTACGAAGAGCGGTCTCAAGAATTCCAGGAGCTCTTAGGCTCTCTGGTGCATAACCAGTTGTATTCAAAGTTGTTTTAAATTCAACACCTGAATCTACACCTTTAACACCATTCTCGTTATATGCTTGATAAGCTTTTGTTCCTGTGAACATTTCACCAATTGTTTTTGGTGATTGTGCTTCTTCTGCATTAGGAATAGCATTGACAGGTGTTTCGTCGACTTCCATAGCTTTTTCGTTTTGAACTTTTGCTTCTTCGATTTTAACATCATCAACAAGTCCAGCAAGTTCTGTATTGAGACCTTTGATTTTCTCTTTTGCCTCAGGTGTGTACTTACCGTCTTCTTGTGAATCGAAAGCAGCTTTTAGTTCTTCACGAGATTTTGCTATTTGGTCTTTGAGTTCTGTTAATTTACTCATTTAACTTAATCTCCTGTGATTATATTATTCTTCGATTAAGTCGGCTTCCAAAGAGTCAGCAATAATTGCTTGACCTTCTGCCCAAAGCTCCTCAGATTCATCGTCTATTTCTTCTACTTCTGCCTCTGCGACTTCTTCTTCAGATTCGCCAACAGGAACTTCTGCAGGTTCTGCTTCTACTTCCTCTTGGTTTTCCTCTTCTTCTTCAGTCTCTTCTGGCTCAATAACTTCTACTTCCTCAGCAGGTTCTTCTACTAATTCTGCTTCAGCTACTTCAGCTTCAGATTCTTCAACAGGTTCCTCTGTTGGTTCTTCAACGACTTCTTCTAAGTTAGCCTGTTCATCTGCTCCGAAGTTTGTGATAAATTCATCAACTTCTGCCCATGCATCAGTTAAATCCTCTTGCACACTTCTTAAAGCGTCAGTGGCTTTCATACCTAGTCTCCTTCCATCCTTAGCACGCAACATCGCTATGGCGGTAGCTCGTGCCATCAAGTCATTAAACGCAGCAAGCACATCAGTGACTTGTTGTGAAAAAGATTGTTTAACATCTTCTTCAACATCTTCTTCTTCTGAATCAACTTTGTAGTAACTCTTACCATCAATCTCTACGATGTTCACTACTTTGCCTAACTCAGTTGCCTCTGCTAAAGCTTTAGCAGGGTCTTCGTAAATTGTTTGTAAGTCTTTCTCTGGTTGTGGGTCAAGCAATTGGTCTCTTACTTCATTGATACCTTTTGCTATTTCTTTAACTTTATCAACCCACCAACTTGGTAAATCTGCATCTTCATCTTTTGGTAGATTCTTGAGAATATCTTTCATATCTTCTGCAATAGTTCCTAAGGCTTGCATAACAGTGTGTTGAGGTGTGTGACCTTTGTCGCCTCCATTGATAGCATCTTCGTATTCATCATGTGTTTTACAAGGCATGAATACATTTTTGCCATTTACTTTATGTGTATGCACTCCTACTGCACAAGACAATTCTTTAGACCTATTCATAGCTTCACCAGGATTATCAAATACATCTTTTGGATTAGCTGCTTTTTCTTCAGAAAAATTATCTTCATAGATATCTTCATTTTTCTCAGTACCATCTTTAACCATCTCTTCTAAAAGTTCTTTATTAGATTTGATTGCCATTGTGTAAGTATCTTGATTTGCACCTACTAATACTGGTGATACTTCAAAGACTGTTAGGTCTTTTAAATATCTGACATCTTGTTCATCATCTGAATTATCTTTTTTCATTTTTCCATATTCTGAATCATTAACCCTATAACCAAAAGACCATTGCTGTAAATCGCCCATGTTCTTAACTAGTTTATAAGCTTCTTGACCAGAATCTGTGTCCATGAAAAATTCACCTTGGAATGTAGCTTTGTCTCCATCTTCAGTGATTATTCCTTTTCCAATTGGCATATCCCATTTATGTGCCCATACCATTGGAACCATTCCTGATTTTGCCCTGGATTTGATAGCTCCAGGTACTACTACGTCTCCATCTGAATCTAAATTGTTAAAAACAGAAAAGACTGCTGATACCTTACCCTCGCCGTCCTCTTTGAACTCGAGGTTAATGTTTTTTATTTCTCTTTCTTGCATGCCTAAATTAAACTCCCAGAGTTGTTCTATTGTTTATATTAGACATTTACCTCAGAATTTAGTGTCTTTTCTTTTGTAATATCCTTTATGACAGTTAGCTTTGATATAGGTTGAGTTACTCTTCTATCGGTTCTCTTGTGTTTACCATTTTCTAAGATAGCCCATACTTGCATAGTCGCAGTTTTCTCTTGTCCGTTTACTGATACTACTACACCATGAACAGTCGATGGGGGTTGAGGGTCTTTGTTTATTGACCAACTAACTGATTGTCCTACTCTTACAGAACTTGCTTTCTCACCACTTTTCTTTGATGAGAGTGGATGTGATGATGGAAGCAAATCAGTATCATAAGGTTTTCTCTTAAATCTACCAGTTCTTAAAGCATGTATAAACCCGTTGACCCTGCCCATTCCCCACTGTTCAGCACTTACAACATTACCCCTGACAGAACCTGGTGAAGTTCTATAAGCTCCAATACCTCTTCGGAATACTGCTATTAGTGTTCTTAAATTAGCCCTGTGCTTTGGATTCTTCTCATTATGTTTTTTAACTTTATTAGTTAATATTTTTCTTACATTAGCTGAGACTTTTGTTGCAAATATTTCATCAAGTATTTCACCTTGCACCGATAAAGATTTCTTTCTTCTTTCTCTTACAAGTTTTTTTCTTTCAGCAATGATTTCTTTCATTTTTGATTCGCCTATATTGAGAACACCACCCCATTTGATAGCGGCTATAACACCATTCAATCTTGAATCACCTTGATGTCTACTCATGTATCTTTCTCTTCTCTTTACCCAACTAAGAACAGATTCACTTCTATCACCTTTCTGATATTTAGACCATCTAGCAAAAGCATCATTACCTGTAAACGCAGTAGGAGGATTACCTCCTGTACCTGCCATTCTCCAAATCTCTGGATAATTTTCTTTTAAATCTTTTGCAAAAGCAAAAGGAAACATTTTATATTTTGAGTTTGTAATTCTTACAGCTAAATCATCTCCACGACTTGGAAAATTTGTTCTATCCTTGATTGGCTTTTCTTTCTTTTCACTTCTGTAACTATCAGACTCAACATTATGTAAAGCCTCTGCTTCTTCAAAAGATACTTTTATTTCATCAGGTTCAAGGAAAAAATTTTCATTTGGTTTTTGTGATTTTTTCATATCAGCTAAAAACTTATCTGCTTCAGCTCTTGTTTTAAAACATTTTATAATTTCATTGTTTTCGTGAGTAATAACACAGAAAGCACCATTAGGCATTTGAGCTACATACTTTTCTTCATTTATTCTTTGAGGTGATTCAATAACATCTTGTCTTGTAGATTCAGGTGGTAAAGCAACTGAACCTAATAAAGCTTTACCTTCATCAGGTGAAAATCTATCTCTCTCTAAAAGTGGTGTACCATCTTCTTGTATTTGAATCATATTTAATGGTCTTAAGTAAACATCATGTCTATCATCAGTATCTAGACCTACAACTTTTCTTGCTTCTCCTATTGTTATCCAACCACCTTGAACACCAGTGTTTACTCTCTTATATAAATCATCCATATCTTCTTGTAAAGCTCTTACTGAAGATACATCGAACATACATTCTAACTCATTATCTGCAAAATCTTTTTTGAGAAGTTGATGAGTAAGTTCATTTGAGACAATCTTCCACATAGGTATTAATTTTTGCTCTGTAAAAAATTCTCTCAATTCTCTTGTATTATTGTATGTTGCTGAATCAAGTCCAGCACCTAGACCAGCTAAGATTGCTGGAACTCCAAGAACTGCTGATATTCTTTCTTCAGGTAATCTTCTTAATTCTTGTAGCTTCATTTGGTCAGGTGAAAAAGAAACTATATCAACATTCATTGAACCAGATAAAACCATAGGAGCTCCTCTATTAGCACCACCAAACTTTTGTTTGTATGATTCAGAAATAGCTTCTGCTTCTTCTCTTGTTGGTCCACCAAGAGAATCATTCCTTGGAGATAAAACAACTCCAGGTACAGCCATATTGTGTAATAGAGCAGCTGACCATTGACCTGCAGCTTCATCTCCTAGTATTTCTCTTAATACTCCTTTTAATGGAGCATGACCTCTTCTGTGGTCATTAGGGTCTATTCCTTGTCGGATATGTACAATATCATCAACAGGTATCTTCATGTTTTCTCCACCTTTACCATGTTGATAATATTCGTAGTGTGTAATCAATTCTTCTTGGTTGCCTCTAACTTCAACAAGATGAGGCATTATTGGAACAAGTTGTACTACTTGACCTTGAGCATTTTTATTTTTGTAAAGAAAGGCATCACCAACTGTATTCATTGCCAAAACAATATAGTGACTTAACAAACCAGCTGACATGTATGGATTAGGTCTAGCATATAATTCTGCTACAGGATGATTAGCAATTTTATCCATATTCCCGAATTCATCAGGTTTACAAACATTCATTGTAGGTTCAGAGAAAGCTGTTGATAATACATTAAGGCATGCAATAACAGCAGAATTTGCTGAACCATCTCCTATCTCGGCTAACTTATCTGATTCGAAAAAACCTGATGTTGTATTGTATCCATATACAGAAACATCATTACCAAACATTTGGTTATAATTAGCTTTTTCTTCTCTACCTCTGATTACATCAAAGGCTTTTAAAAATCTATTTCTATCTTCTGCCATTTACTAGTAAGCTTCCCATGTTCTTCTTTTTTGCATTTCTTGTGCTCCTAGTGCTAAAGCATCTACCATGTCATCATGCGAACCTAATGGAAACGTCAATAGTTCCCTTTCCAAGGTCGGTAGCCATGGAGCTTCTGCTTTAAGTAAAACATCTCCAGCCTCCATCCTAGCCGATAATGGCAAAGCTTTTGTTATTTTATCTTTATCTGCAGGAAATTCTTGTACTCTAAAACCCTCTCTTTGAAGCATTTGTGAAACAGTTTTTGAAAGTCCAACCTTTTCTAAAATTACATGAGTCCATCCATGTCTTTGGTACATCTCTGATATTTGTGGTACTAAATCAGGTCCCTCAACTTTA